CATTACTTATAAGCTGTGTCATTTGGCTGTTGGCTTCGTCCCAACTCCCCACAAGTAAAGCTTCTATCAGTCCAGTTCCACTGTCTATAATACCCTGAGTCGCACCAAGTCCGCTTGATATTGCGTCCATAGCATTTGCAAGTTCATACATCCCTGCAATAAACGTTCTAATATTACTATCATCAAATTCTATGTTAAGCCGTTCAAATATATCAGCGGTATCATCGGCTAATCCGTTTAGCTGTCCGAGAGCGTCTCTTAAATCATCGGCTGACATTGCAAGGGCTTCAGACATATTAGCCGCTTTCTTATTTGCTTCTGAAACAATCTCAACCTGTGTTCCGTAAAGACCCATTGAAGCGTATAGCTCTAACAAGCCGTCATTTACATGGGACTCTTCATCTTTTAAAGTTCGGAGTTCTTCTGCTGTCCACTGAACACCTGAAGTTAAAAGTGATAGCTTTAAATCGGCCTGTGTTGCTTCTTCTGCTAAGTCTGACATTGCGTCTTTTGCTTCAAGCATTAAATCAAGAGCGTATGAAAGTTCGCCTGAATAAGCAGGCAATGTGCTATCTGATAACAGCCTTAATGCCTCGTTATATTTAAGAGTCGCGGTTTCCATTTCTCCTAAATCGAGCATGTCAAGTTGTGCAGCATATTCTGATATTCTTAATGAGCCGTCTTGAAAAGCGTTTGACAGGTCTTTTATCTGTAAAGCTTTTGCGTTCTCTGCTAACTGTTGCCACATATCAACAACGGCAAGACCGGATTCACTCAAGCCGGAAGTGTTGTTTTTCAGTGCTTCAACAGACGTTGAAAGTTCCCTGTTTGCCATAACAGCTTCCATTGTAGCAGCTCCGGTGCTCTCAACAATATCTTTATAATCCTTTGTAGCGTTTCCAACAAGTTTAAGCTGACTGTTTAATCCTTCGCCTGTTGCGCCCATGTACTTGCCAACAGAATAAATATCTTTACCACCTGCAAGCCTACCACCTACGCCCTGATCGCCAACTTTAGAGCCTAGAAAATCCTCAACCCCACCGTATGCATTTATATCAAAAGGATCTTCTTCTGTTCCAAAAGACATATTTTCAAGAAGTGACATATAACGTTCACCCCTATGGACCCGGTGCAGTTTTCTTGCGGCTGAAAGTTTACCTAAATAACCAGTTACACCACCAATAATAGCAGCGACTACCAACGTAACAGGATTAGACATCATGGCAGCAGTACCAGCCATCCCCAAACTACCAGCCAATCCGCTTGCTCCTGCTGCTGCACTAACACCCGATAATGCACCGCTTGTGGGTGAACCAGAACCATAAGCAGAATACATACCGTAAGCACCACCAATCATACCAGCAGCACCCAAACCACCTTGTGCCCAGCCCGGCAAACCACCCATTAATCCCGTTGTTGTTTCTGCTGGCATTCCTGGAATTCCATATGCTGAAGCCTTTGTTGCATCTGTAACGGTCATCAAGTCCATACCAGTACCAGCATTCACAGCACCTGCTAAGCCCCCAGTTTTATAAGCATCAAATATTGACAATCCTGTTTTACCAGCGCCCAACATTGACAGGGGGTTACTACCACCAATTCCAGCCATTGCAGCTAAACCGCTACCACCTGAACCGGGTATCATTCCCAAAACAGAACCCGTGACAGTGGTCAATACACTTGACGCCACCGTTGCTGCTAGGTTTTTTAATTTACCGATTATCATGTCAGAAAAAGACCCCGTCCCGTCAACCATCTGTAAGAGAGCGTCTTTGTAAAAGTCTGCCATTGAACTAAAGGTTTGCTGTGAATTATCTTCAACTTCTTTGTTTGTGTCTTTTACGGTATTTCCCCAAAACTCATAACCGTCTATCATGTCACGGTGTTGTTTTACTACCCGTTCACCACTGTTGTTTATGAAGTCGTCAAGCGTTCCTTTATAAGTATCAACTGTCTTGCGTATATTAATAAATGTTTTTTCAACATCTTTATTGCTTTCAACAAGTTCCTTGTTTGTGGTTATTAATGTTTTAACCACCTTATCACTGATAACATATTCTGCGTTCATTTCTGCAATTGCTGTTTCAACATCTTTGACGGGTTTAATTCCGTCCTTAATTTCCTTTGAAAATTTCCTTAATGAAAAAGCTTTATCATCAAAACCCGGTATTTTGTCTAATACCTTTGCCCAGTATAAAGAAAAATCAGCTAAAGCCGTTTTCATTTCATTTAATGTTGTTTGAAATGGAGTAGATATTCTTATAAGCATTTCTCTAAACGTTTTAACAATGCTTATTTTTAGGTTTATAAAAGAGTCGCCAATTTTATCAACTGACCACGCCCATGCATCAATAGCCTTTGATGCCATCCATGCCGCCTTAACAAATGGATTAAAATAATCGTTTGCAAATTTCATTGCATTGGCAATTGAAATCATATTTATGGCAAGATATGAAAGTGATTCACCAAGTGCATCAACGGTTGTTTTTGTTGCAGTACCAAAGTTATCATTTAAAGAAACCTGAAACTTTTGAAAATTAGATGCAACCTTACTAAACGATGCATCTAATGTTTGTTCCCAGTCAACCCATGCCTTTTGAGATGCTCCGGTCTTTTCTTTCATTTCTTTAAGAGAGCCGTTAAAGGCTTCAAAGTTCTTTGATGCTAATGCAGAAACACCAGACAATGCTTCGGTTGATTCAAATATCTTACCTAAACCAATACCCATACCGTTAGCTTGATCTTTAACAAGCTTAATTGCACCTGCTAATCCATGCATCTCAACTAATTGACGGCCCGTAGAGACGTTCAAAGCGTCAAATATCTTGAGCATGTTTTCTTGTGGTTTAAATAATCCGAACAGGATCATTTTATATTGAGTTGCTGCAATCGAAGTTGACCCGGCTGTCTTTGAAAGGGTTGCAAGTGAAGCACCCATTTCATTAGTAGACACCGCCAAATCAGATGATATTTTAGCAAGCCCACCAATAACGGGTATTAATTCAAGGACTGAGGTCTGGCCTTCTTTTTCAATTGTAAACAGTAAATCAGCGGCTTCTGCTGTGGTCTTTATCTGACCTTCATAACCAGCCATTAGTTTTGTCAAGCCCTTAATGGCTTCAGCTTGATTAATGTGTGCTGATTTGGCTAATTGTGACGCTGTGGTAAGAGTTTCAAGAGACTTTATTGGGTCAGTAACTCCGGCTGAAATTACCTGATAATAACCCTTCATTAAATCAGTAGAAGTTCCCAGGGCTGAATCCAAACTAAGAACTTCTGATCGGATTTCCTGCAAACTTCGAGAAGTGACTTTAGCCATGTCAACGGTTGCGGTTTCAAAGTTCTTAAACGCAATTATCGAATCCTTGACTAATTTTCCGAGAACAGCAGCACCCAAAACACTACCTGCAACTAAACCAAGTTGTTTAATCGCATTCGATGTTTTATTAACACTTTTAGCGGACTGTTTACCAAACTTGTCTGTTGATGTTTCTGCTTTTTTTAAGTCTGATTTATATTTAGATAGGCCGACTGCTTCAACAGATACGGACGCTGTTCCTAGTCTCATTTTTTGCCTTTCTTAGCTTCTTCACGTTTTCTTTTCTCATTCTGAAAATGAATGATCTGTTCTGAAAGGCTGAGAATTTTAGAAGTAGTTTCGCTTTTTTTACTGCACTGGAAAAGCTCTAAAGCTATATTAATGGCTTCCATTCTTAAAGAGATTGCTTGACCATCTGCACTTAATAAAAGTTGACTTGAACAATATTGATAAATGTTAAAAGTTTCGGCATTATCTAATATTAAATCCGGTTTGCAATCAGCACAGGGTGGGACTCCATAATTCTTCATTTTCTTTTGTTCTTCTGAATCCCACCGTGAGATTTTAAATGCTAATTTGCAACTTTCGCATGGCTGTCTATCTACTCCGGAGAGCCACCAAGCGAATCCGGTAAGTTTTTTTCCTCTTTCTCCCGTTCCTTATCAACGATTTTATCAAGCTGTTCGATCATATCTCTAAGAATGTCTGAAAACCCTTTTTCACAAGCAAGTTTTATCTTGTTGGCACGATTACATTCAAGTTCTTTACCGTCATTGCCATACACATTTTCCCAGTCCAAAACCCTTGTATCAACACCCTCATTCCGTATCATTATTTCATCCGGTACCATGTGATTCTCTTGCTTACCATCGATAAAAACAAAACTTAATTTCCGGCACTTTGCAATAATTTCCTGTTGCTTGCCTTCGTTAATATATGCAACTTTCAGTCTTGTATTATCTGGATCGTTGGGTACATCAAACCATTCTGATCTCTCTTTAAAAATTCTCATTTTGGCTTTACCTTTCCGGGTAAAATGGAGGGGAGCTACCCCTCCGGCCCTCTTGCAAGAGCTTTATTAATATTAACTTAACGTACCACCATGTAATATAGTGGCCGCTAGTCCTGCCTCTGCTGTTAATGAACCTTCACAATCAAGGGTTAATGTTCCTGCTGCAACGGTTGAGATTGAAGCCAGAATAGCATCATTTGAAGTTGAACCTTCAATAAGTAAAGACTGACCGGCAACAAAACCATCTGTTACAAAAGCTGACCCTGAATCAGTGATAGTATCGTTTGTTCCTGAACCCCGTACAAACGCAAGAGTTTCACCATAAACCGGAGTTGTGACCGTTGCACTCATTACCTCTGTATGAGCATTGAAAATAGCAAACAAACCATTCAATACGAGCACACCATTATGAGGTATAACACCATTTGAATCAGCCGCATCTTTGTTAAGTTCTGCAACCTGGAAAGCCGCGTCTGAATCTTCTGCAATATCAACGGTCAAGAAATCTTCATAGTTCAAGTATACCCGGCAATCGGTAAACTTTGTGTTTGCGATATAATAAGTGAAGAGCTGATCATATCCGTTTGTGTCCTGCTCGGTATAAGTTCCACTGAAAGTGACATTTCCAAGCTTACCACCTGTTGCAAACTGTCTTGAAATGTATTCACGGAACACCTTTACGGTTACAATTTCTCTTGACACACCGGGCAATCCGATGTTATCAAGTCCGGCAACCTGCGCCTGATTGACACCTCCGTACTGAAGGATGATTGCCATGTCTTCTGCTGTCATATAAGTAGCACTATTAAGAGCCATCTTTAGTTCTCCTGAATTAATGTTCTAAAAGTAATTACTGAAGTAAAATTATCGTCTTTTCTGTAAGACGGAATCCTGTTTTCCCTGAAAAGCCGAACTCCTTTGTATCCTGTTACTGTTAATTCTTTTTTGTGAAACAGGTTAAAAGCTTTTTGAATCATCTGGTCCGCTTCACTCCCACCATCTTCTTCGTCTGAATAAACTTTAATCTGATACAAAGCCTTTTCTATGTTTGATCTAAACGGGTCATTTCCAGTCATTGTGATGTTTCTAAATGTTGCGTAAGGCTTTACTGGTACTTCGTCTTTCTTGAATCCTTCCGGGTAAAATCTGCCCTTAGTGGTCCCTGAACCGCCAATAGCAGAATTAAAGGTATTGTCTGTTACTCCTTTTGCATATATTGCTGTTGCTAATGGATCTGCACTCATAATTTGTTATCATTAAAGATTTTTTTAATGTTATTTTCGTTACTGAATAAAGCATCTCTAAATATTGGTTGTGCTGCCGTACCGGGATGGTGAACCTCTTTACCAAAAAATGACTTGCCATTGCTCAATACTTTTTTATCCTTAACCCTTATAATGTGTGGTTCTGTTCCAAGCTCAATCATTGGCATATAATCAACGTTTGAATAAACAAGCCCTATAAAAGGTTCAAATGCCGTATCAATTGAATCTCTAGCCCTTCCAGAAACAACAGGGCAGTTCATAACAACATCACCAAAAACAAGAAAGGTTGCTTGGCGTATCTTCTTATCAACATCAAACTTAGTTTTTTTAAATACTTGTTTTCCGTTCCATTCAATTTTGGTGGGTTTTTTCATTACTCAACCTGCCTTGTTTGAAAAAAATAAACATTGTTTGACGGGTCAATCCTGGGATTAATTATCTTGTAAACATTGCTATCATCCAAAGTCATTTGATCTGATTTCTTTGGTGTTATTGATAAAGCCGTGAACAGTCTGTTTTCCATTATCACTTTTCTGTCACCCGGAGCAATTAACCCACCACCGGAAAGGATTTCTTGATTGTTGTAATTAACAATAGTTGCTTTAATTGTATGATCCGTATAAGTCACAGCGGCAATTCCCCTACCACTTACAGTTCCTTCAGCGGCTACTTGATAAGTAATATCAACCTTAATATCACCAATTCCTTTTAATCCAGCCTTGACACCTTTTCTGAGTATTGTTCTTATACCCATTATGCCCTCACAACCGGAACATTAATACCACCCGGAGAGTATGTGATATATTTTCTGATATAATTTAATGCGGCAACTGAAAACATGCCAACTCGATCAGTCTTATCAAATACGATATTGATTGTTTCAACCGTAAGTTCCTTGATTCCCTTTGTTTCAGCATCAACCTGTCTGTCACCCAC